CATATAATACTTCAAACTTATCCTTCTGACCTTTACCTACTTTAAATAAAGCTGAGTGGTCAATAGTAACCAGAGTATTTGTGTAGTTACCTGCTTCATCTTTGTGAGCTTCCATATAATAATGTATGGTTGCACACATTTCATCTACAGTACACGGATCATATATCACATCAATGATGTCATGTTTTGCACTATCTTCATAGTACTGGACACATCTTAGATATAGATTCTTATCCACTGGCTCACCTTTGGACATTAGTGTATTGTAATCAGAACCTGTATTCAGACTCAGCTTTCTGATACCATTGGTTTCATCAAGCATCTCAAACTGGAACTTAAGTACTCTAAATTTATGGTCTTGGTTCTCTTCAATAATATCAGAGATTAACTGCTCCATAAATAAAGTTTTACCTGTTCCAGGCCTAGCACCTACTACGGTGATAGTTCTCCATTCCAATCCATCACAGAAGGCATCATTAAATTTGGGCCATGAACTTTTAAGTGACTTTAGCTCACCAGATCTTCTGGCCTTCATTTTAAGAAGGGCTTTTCTAAGAGCGTCTCTTTCACTCACAGGCTTCAGAGCCCGGGCACCGTTAAATAAATCTGCCATACATTTGGATTATGTTGTTAACTTACTTTTTACATCATTATAGATGAGATGGGATAAACCCACTATAAATTCAATTGCTATAAATTGTATGATATTCATTTTTATAAGAAATGTATCAATGAATAACCAGGAAGCAAGAGTTCCTGTAGCAGCAATCAAAAATAATTTAAGTCTAATCATACTATATTCTCTTTAAAATAGTTTGGTTCTTCATAATCATCTGCTTCAATCATATCACAATAAGTTGCCAGTGTAGAATCCCAGGTTTTATCTGTATTCTGTTTTCTAACAAAGTATTGAGAGTTACGCATGTAGTTGTATCTATTCATAGAATATTCATCTACATACTTCTCTGTTGCTTTTAATACCGTTTCCCAAGAATAGTTAAAATTCTCAAAAAACCATCTAAAAGCATTCTCAAGACCTTTAATGTTTACTCTTGCCGGTACACCACTTGGTAGTTTACCTTTAGGAAAGATTTCATTATAAAGCTTAAGATTATCTTGGAAGCTATCTCCCATTAGATCTTTTGATGTTTTCTTCTTAGATTTCTTGAAGTATCCATCAATTTCTTCTATAAATTTAAGGCTATTACCTGACAATTCCAAAGATTCCGTCAGGTAATTACCTGATAATAATTTGGCTACCTCAAGTGAAGTATTGACAGATTTATCTGGAATAATATTACTGTGCATACAGTATAGAACATACAACATGTTAGGTGTTAAGCCCATTTGGTTCATCCTAATAAAGATTTCTCTCATTACCAGATAATTTTATAGTTATACAAATGCTGTACAGTATCTCCGACTTGTCCAAAGACACCTTTAGAATCCCATTTGCTACCATTGTATGCAGCACTTGCAGGATGTGAGGCTGTAAATTTAATACAATTATCTCCACATGTTTCAGACCATTCCTGAGATTTTTTACCTAAATACAAATAAACCAATCCTGGATTAAAGTTTTTAAGATAGTCAAATACATATGCTACAAATGGAGCCCAGATTTCATAATGCTGACCAATCTTACCAACTTCAGTTGTAAGAGCTGTATTAAGCATAAGTATACCCTGTCGGGACCATTTTACTAGGTCTAGAGGTCTTTCATACCCGTTTGGGTATAATTTCTCAACTTCATCAAGAATGAATCTTAAAGAAGGTTGTTCTCTTTCAGATTTACCACAACTAAATGCAATACCATCTGCTACACCAATTGTTGGATAAGGGTCTTGTCCAACTATAACTACTTTAAGTTCATCATATGGACATTCTTCAAACGCTCTAAATACATCTTTTAATATAGGTGTAAACCTTTTACCATCATTTGACATATTGTATAAATCAGTAAGAATCTTTTCAAATTCTAAACTAAATATAAAAGGTTTAAGAACTCTACCCCAACCACTTGGTTCAAGTTTATTAAATATTTTTTGTTTATAATCATCAATGTCTAATATATTGTTCATAATCATGTATATTTGTTAAAAAAGTATAATATAATGGCTAAAGTAACCGTAAAAGAAATCAAAGACGATGCTATAATTCATGTCCCTGTAAATAAAACATATTACATTATGGTAAAATCTGTTTTATTTGATCTTTTTAATAGACTTCAAGAAAAAGGTTTTAATGAGAATTTAATTCAAGATATAATTAAAAAATCTTATGTTGAACTTTCTCAAGAAGAAAGATCCTTCTATACAATTACATTATTGCTTGCAGAAATAGAAAAACAAGCTACAGATAATAATCTTTTTGAAGAAAAAGATTTTGATGCTGAAAAAAATGTAAATGAAGAGCTTAAAAACTAAGATTAAAGTCTTTACCTATTTCTACACAAGACTCTATTGCTAGAGCCAATTCCATTTTACTGCAGTCAGCAAAAGATTTACAAATCTCTGCATCTCCTGCATCATAACAAAGACCAGCATGGGTCTTAATAATCCTTTTCATTTCATCAAAAGTATAGCCAGATTCTTGTGCTAGTGTACGTATACATGCATGCACTTTAGCAATCTGAGCTAATGAGGCATTGTCAGAGGTTAAACCCATAAATACCTCAACTTGCTGTCCATCAGCTAGTTTATCAATAAAGATTTGAAAATTTAATTTGGATTTATCATCAGGATAAACTAACTTACCTCCGCGTTTAACTAATTTAGTAGTAAACATAAGCTGATTTTTTTGTATATTATTAATAGATATGGAAAGAATTCCTGGAAATAATAGTCAGATAAGTAAAGATACTCAGATAGTATTAGATTACCTAGAAAGATTTCCAGAAGCTCCTTCAAAAACTCTAGCCAGAAAAATATATTCTGAAAATACTTTTCTTAATTCACTTGAATCTGTCTATGGTAAAGTAAGATACTATAGAGGTCAATATGGCAAAGCACATAGAAAAAGCTTGCAAAATAAACAATTTCAGCAAGAACTTAAAGTTGACATAAATATGAAAGAAAAATTCCTACCAGAGTCTTATGCAACTAAGCGTGATACTTTTATATTTCCATCAGGTTGCAACTCAGTAGGAGTTATAGGTGACCTTCATATACCATATCAAGATAATGATGCTATAGAAGCAGCATTTAATGAGATGGAAAAGCAAAACATAGAGTCCCTGTTTATCAACGGTGACATGTTAGACTTTTACCAACTCTCTTTCCATGAGAAAGACCCAAGAATGGTTCATTTCAAACAAGAAATAGAAGCAGGCAGACAATTCTTAGATTACTGCAGATCCAGATTTCCAAATATTCCAATATACTTTATCCCAGGTAACCATGAGAATAGATTTGAAAGATACCTTAGAGTTAAAGCATCAGAACTATTAGACATGGATGAATTCAGACTAGATGTACTTCTACATGTAGCTGAATATGGTGTACAGTATATTCCATTTAGATCTAAAGTTGTCTTTAGTGACTTTCTTATAGAACATGGAGACAAAATCCCAGGTGCAGGTGGTGTAGTACCAGCCCGCACTGCTCTAATGAAACTAAAGACAAACTGCCTTGTAAATCACTTTCACAAAACAAGTTCTAGCTCACAGAGAGTATATGGTCCTGAAGACTCTACAACAATCCGTGGCTATAGTCTTGGTTGTTTATGTGAACTTACTCCAGAATATTTAGAAATAAATGAATGGAATCATGGATTTGCTATTCTAAAAAGAAATGGTAACTTAGTGCAAGTTAGCAATTACAAAATAGAAGGTAACCAAATAGTCTAATGTTTCTACCAATTGAATTCAAAGATGAACAGGGCCCATATATTGAGCACCTAAATGTTACTCACATAACAAGAATATCTTTTGTCAATCCCAGAAATCCTGATGCAGGTAGTAAAATACATCTCCGTACAGGAGAAATATTAAAGACTACTATGCCATTTGATGTTTTATCTCAAGAAATTGATGATGCTTGGGAATCTGCATCTACACTCATTCTTTCTACTATGCTTTCTGAAAAAGCTAAGCTTATGAAGAAAACTGACCTACTGAATGAAGAAAGCTCTGAACTTCCTCCTTTGAATGAAGCTTAAACTTCTTATCCGGCCAATCAAAATTACCCACAAACCATTCATCTTCAGCTTCTACTAAATCATTGTCTGTGGATATAAGTGCTAGATTATCAAATACCTCTAGTACATAATAGTAGTAATCATACCCATTTTGACTCTCTTCATTGGTTATTTCAACTTTATTAAATCCAAGGTCAATTAAATCTTGTTCTGTCATTGTGTTAGTTCTTTTGCAATAGTCCTGGCTAAATATGGAGAACATTTATACTTTGCTCTTACATATCCAGCTACAGCTTTTGGTATCATGTCTTTAAGGTTTTTATTAGTTGCTTTCATTTCAGCAATAATGTGTTCTTTAACTAGATTAGCCATTAGCTGGTGACATTGTTTTCATAAATACTTCATGGTTAAGAATTTCATGTGGATAATCTTTAGCAATCTTTGTATATGCCTTATTCACTTTACTATACTCACCATGTTCTTTTACTCTTAGATCTCTAAAGCTTTTAATTGATAGAGTAACCATGTGCAGATTCTCTTCATCTGAAGATTCTAACATTGCAATCATGTTTTTAATCTCAGTATCATTAATGTAGCCCATTCTCTTTAGCAGTTGTAACTCTGCCATATATACAAAAGGACGGAATGTCCCAACTTTACTACCCTTATGGTACATATACCACAAATAGTTTAAGTTTCTATCTACATTATCTGTTAATTCATAATGCTCTTTTGCAATCTTTGCTGATAACTCCAGCATTTCATGTGTTATTTTCTTTTCCATTTTAAAAGATATATCTGATGGTATTCCAAGGTATTATACTATCATGTATTTGAATAAACTGTTTTATGTAGTCTGCCTTTCTATTATGCTCATACCTTACATTTTTACCACCATACTGAGATACTTTACCTTCTTGTATCTTAGGTGTCCAAAGAAACTCTTCACCTGGTAATTTATTTGCTACGTTATACCAATGCTTTTCTTCATTATGAGTTAAAAAGATTACCTCAGCTTTAACTCTATCATCAGCCCAGCCATCTGTTTTGGCCATTCTGTCTATAGTGTTAAACAAACTCATATAATGCTGTAACCAGTTATCATGTACAATAACAGGACTAAAGTTTAAATGAACTTCATAACCAGCATTTCTAAATTCGTAAACAGCTCTAAGTCTCTCATAAAGTTTACTTGTATTAGGCTCAAGATGTTCCATTAGTTCATAAGGCATTAGACTAAACCTAATTCTAATCTTGCCTTCAGGACCAAAAGTTAATAACTCTTTATTTACATA